CTGTCCATTCTTTCAACCCAATAGTTTACTGCTATAGCCAAGGCATCCAATAAGTCATCGTGACGCAGTGAGCCTCTGTCTTTTGTAAGACGGGTCATCTGTCTAAATAACTGGTGGTCTGGGTCTAACTTAAAGTCTTGATGAATCATTTCTAAGTTCACAACCAACTTATGCTGATTCATTACGGGTTCTAAGGTATCTATTATCCTTAGTTCTTTCTGCTTATTATGCCTAACTTCCTCAATACTGCACGGATGTATCTTTGCCATAATTGGTTTAAGCAATTGGGTAGCCATACCATCACCAAAGTTTGACTCAATGACCACATAATTAACATCTTGTTCTTTAGCCACGTTAGCAAGCTTTGTAAGCGTTGCTTCACTGTATCCACCATCTAATGCTCCTACACTTGTTACATATAATATACCGTTCAGCATCTTAACGACTGCATATGCTGTCTTGTCTTCACCCCTACCTGCGGGGTCAATTGACATTACTGAACCTTCAAACTCCTCAAATTGCTCTGCCATATATAATGGAGCAACCCAGTAGTCACCTTTCAGACCTACGTTAGGTATCTCTGAATCTATTTCTTTTATCTGGTCAGCCCCAGAAGCCCATTGTATCTTTGTCGGTGCTTCATTCCATGTTGAGCTGCCCGACACAACGATAAGGTCATTAAGTTTTAATGGATAGCGGTTGAGGTCAGAAAGAGAAGTATCAAGCATAAACTGAAGATTAAATCCTGTTCTGCCATAACTTGCTTCCCTTTCTAATAAATCGATATCATCAAACCTTTGTGGGTCTGTTGGCTTACCTTCTAATGTTATGTCTTTCTTTAACGCCTCACCAAGAACTGGTGCGAACTTGTGTCCGTAGCTGATGCGTTGGATTTCTTGTGGATACCTAGCTGTCCAGATTCTAGTTTTGAACCCACGTTCCTCAAGGTCATTATAAAGTGACATCTCTGATTGTGGTGTTCCTAGGAATACAATACGCCCTACTTCTGGCTTAATGATAGCGTCAAATTCTTTTACAGTCTCACTTAACCTGTCACGCATTAGTTGCGTTTGGGAGTTATTGGCTGACTCAACGTCATCTGCAATGATAAGGTCTGCACGGCTACCTGTTAGCTGCGAGGTGATACCTAACGACTTAACAGACGGAGCGTGTGACGCTCTGGCAGGGGCTACGTCAAAAGATACCTTAGAGTGCCTTTGGTCTGGTGTAGCCTTTAGATGCTCCAGTATGGGCATCTCTGCGATTAATCTTTGGGTAAAGGTACTGAAGTCATCACTACGAGATTTAGAGGCCGATACGACCAATATGTTTCGTTGAGGGTTCAACAATAGTTGATGACAAACAAAAGCTGAAGTAATCCAGGATTTACCTACGCCACGAAAGGCTTCGATAAGTATACGCTTGTCATTACCCTGTAGAAAATCTGCGATATCGTACTGTATCGGAGTTGGTGGGGGAAGTGTTAGGTGTTGCCAAGCAAGATATAGAAAATTCTTAAAGTTTTTTACTTGAGCAACTTGAGGTTCACTCTTCATCGAATGGTAGACTCTCTGTTAATACGTTCTTAGGTTCATCTTTTATTTCTACGCCATAGGCTCTAGTAATATCTAGACAAACTTTTAATTCACTTGCAGTCAACTCATCACCCGACTTTAGTAACTGGTATGCTTTGTTTACCATCATCTGAGGCAACGCATCCTGTTGGGCTTCAAAAGAGTTAGCACCACAAGTACATATTTTCTTACCTTTAAGTTCTACAACTTTAGGGTCTGAAGGCCAATCAATGTTAGTCATGCTCATTCCTTTTCTAATTGTTCAACACGGTATTTTAACAGTCTTATTTGTGTTTTAAGTTCTGCTACGTCTACAACAGTTTCCTGTACAGACTTAGGTGGCTCAAACTCATCTATCCATGTGTCGTTTTCAATAATCTCTTCCCAATGCATTTTCTGTTCATGCTCTAAGAAAGCTAATCTTTCGGTGATTCCAAAATACCCCCAGACTGATACGCCTGTAAACGCAATCAATGCGATAAGGTTTTTAAGAGGTATCGTAAACTCGCTGCCTTCGTTTAACTTTGCAGCCATCACTTCTTACCAAACATCTTGCTTGCACCCTTGATACCAAAACTCGCTGATACGATAACGCCTAGCGTATATTTGTACCAATCTGGTGTCATAGATAACGCTTGAAACCCTCGCTCAACGTATTCTACTGTCCACGGCAAGAAACAAAGTAGCAGTGGAATTGAAAATAAAATTGTTAAATATTCGTCTTTCCAGGATTCTTTAGAACCCTTGATAGCCTCGACATCCCATGCGATTTCACCAGTGATTTGCTTTTCCATCAATGATGTTTCAGCTTCAATCTTAACTAGCTTCTGTTTTGCTTTGGCTTTTTTAGTGTCTATGTAGCCAGTAACCGCACTACTAGCGACTCCTAGTACGCCTTGTAGCAATACGTTCAGCATAGTTACTCCTATATGTATTCTACTATTGTTGATATTGAGGGGTTATGACGGGTGTCTACGTTAGAAAAATACGTCTTAGTTGTAGTTTCTTTGCGTATCCTACGCCCACCGTCTGGGTCTATTTCTTCATAAATCTTTTCTTCAACTTCTTTTAGTAAAGTTCGCATTACAATGTACCTTTCAAAAACATTACCCAATAATATAAAACCACACCTGCAATTACTGTAGTGGTTATAGAACCGACAATCATAACTATACGTTCTTTGCGGTCAGCTTCTTCTTGTAGTGCTTTCTTTATTAGTACACGTTCATTGGCAATCTCTGCTTGTAGTCTTTCCCATTGTCCGGGTTTTCCAAAATACTGAAATGCTTTACGCAGTTCTGCCCGCATATCTTCTAGCTTTTCTTTTTGAAAGTGCTTTTCGATAGCTGAGTCTTCGGCTAGTGAGAACTTTGCCTTTTTCTTACGGGCTTCGCCCCATTGTAGTTCTGCTTCTCCCTTGGCATAGCGTGATACAGCACCCGATAATGAAGATAAATCTTTCCCCATTTGGATGCCTTTCATAATCGCAGAATGCCCGCAGATAATGCGGCAAATGCTGAAATAGGGTCTATCATAGAGTTTCACCCTACCTTTCTTTGATTATGTCGATATGTTTTCCATTCTCTTTACAACACCTTTAGGTATGACTTGGCATCTGCCATACAAATCATCTTCATCTTCTGTGGCTTTATCCGCAGCAAGAACGATGTAGTCATCATTTTGTTTAATTAAATATCCTACTGAGTCTATAGAAGCAGGTGTTTCTTCTAATAGTTCTTCTTTTGATTGCCATGAACAATCAGATGTTTCGACAGTATCTATCCAAACAACTTTTACTAAAGGGTATGTCATGTAATCTTTGTTATTAATACTATTGCTAAACCAATAAACGAAACTGTAGACAACATAATCATAGCTTCTAGTCTCCATAATCTTTTATCTAACGCTTCTAATTTATCGTTCACCATTTGATACCTCACTGCACACTCCTTTTCATGGGCATCTAACTCCATCTGAACTTGTAATTCGGGATTCATTGTTTGTGCCATCTTCATTCAACTATTCGCCCGACTTTGGTATGTCGGTTTTAATTTTAGCAATAGCGTCTTTCCAAGTAGTTGTACCGTTTATTTGGTCATCGTATTGCATTTCAAATTGATTTAACTCATTATATTTAACTTTACGTTTTCTTGCGTAGTCTTGAGCGTCATGTTTTGCTTGTAATGAAGCTTCTTCTGCGTCTACTAAAGATTGGTTTAAAGTTACAACATTACCATCAATATCTTTAGGTATGTCATCAACAATACTTATAACTGTTGGGTGTGTGTTATATATAGCTTCGTGTTTAAACATTATTTTTCTATCTCCATAACTGATATTGTTGAAGAACCTCTAGCAGTATAGATATTAGAGTTGTTAGCATTACTTTCATTTCTATTTATATACATTGTTCCGCCTTCAGCTACACCACCTGCTTTAAAAGTGATTTGTGTTCCCGCAGTTCCAGAAGTATTATCTACTCCGTGATTCATTGCTCCAATACCATGATTAGAATCATTACCAGTGCTACCTGCGTGGTCAACGCCTCTTAGAAATGTTCCTTTTCTAGAACCGTCATTCCAACCATTAAGAGAACTCTTAGAACTATCTCTAAACAGTGTTAACCCCCAACTATTTCCACCTGTAACAGTTCCAAGTCCAACTGTCACAGTTACTAAAAATTTACTGTTAGATGATTTTGGTGTTATGTTTACATTTAATCCTATATCTGCATATCCATCAACATTCCCATTAGTTGTACTATTTAAGCTGTTGTTTTGCGTAGAAACAATTTGCAATACACTACCCGAAGGTAATCTTGCTGAGTTTAAAGTTCCCGAAGTTAAATCACTAGCATTTGTTGAACCCGCAACTTGCCACGAGCCATCACCTCTTAAAAAGTTTCCATTACTAGCCGAACCCGTACCAAGCCTTGCCGTTGCAACTGTGCCTGTAAGGTTAGCTGCGGGCAAATCAATATTTAAAGCTTCAACAGTTGCTTTAGTTGGAGCAACACCTGTTAGATTTGCACCACTTATAGCGGGAAGAGTTGCAGGAAAACGTCCATCTGGAAGTGTTCCCGTAGTCAAAGCAGAGGCATTGTCTGATGCAGGGACATTATCTAATGCTCCCGTTACAACATCACCGTTACTATCGACAAGGTTTGCAATGTCTCTAGCTTTTGTCATACGTTACTCCGTAGGTTTGTAGCCAGTTAAGGCAGTTGCTTCAGCTTGTGTCAGACCTAAGTCTAGTAGCTTTTGATTTCCATTAGCTTGGTCAGTTGCTAAAGCTTGTTTTTTTGTTTCTACTTCAGCAATTTCTTCAGCAGTTGGTTCATTAGATGTAAATGTACTTCCATCGTAACTAAATCCAACTTTAACTGTGTCATCACAATCAACCCATGTCATAGATTCGTGTACTTCAAATTCTGTTTCTACAACATCTACAACTTTATTATTTAATATAAGTGCTTTCATTATGCATACTCCTCTACAACAACAATGCCACCCGCACCACTTGCAGATGTTTGGGTATTAGCCCCACCGCCTCCTCCAGAGCCATACGCTTGACCCGGAGCCATGGCTGTGTCTGAATTCCTAGTTGCACCTTTACCACCTTGCCCCCAATAGGAAGCACCGCCAGTACCTGCCGCTTGGTTATTACCTGTGTTGTCAATCATGCCACCATGTCCATCACTTCCACTAAGATTTATATCACCGCCAGTTGCTGTTCCACCATCGCCACCCAACGCCCAGTTGCCACCTGCCCGGTCTCCACCAGTGGAAGAACAATAAGAACCAAATGATGATGTACCACCTCTTGAACTACTATTAGAACTACCATTGCCCGACCCTGCACTACCAGAGCCTACAGTGACAGCTACACTAGATACTGAAGTAACATCAATAATTTTAATTGCAGTACCTCCTGCACCACCACCATTAGCCATATCATCATTATCAGTGCCGCCGCCACCGCCACCTGCACCAGTTACATAAACTTTAACTAAGTTAATGCCTGATGGTTTTGTCCATGTGCCAGACGCTGTAAATACTTGCTGTGATTTAAGGCCACCAGAGTCACTAGCAAATTCCAATGCGGTTGCACCAGAGTTAACTTTAACAACTTGACCCGCTGAACCTAGGGCAAGGCCAGAAGCCCAAATGCCCGCAGCTCCACCTGCCATTTTATTCCAGTAAGTAGTGTTTACTGTTCCACCTGTTGATGGTGTTTGCCCAGATGCACCGCTTGCGTTGACATAAATATAAGAACTTACTTCGCCACTATCGGTATATTGGACAACATCTTTGCTTTCGTAGGTAGTTCCCGCTGCATACGTTCCCTTCCATACTAGGGCAATTTTGCCCAAATCGATTGTAGCCATTATTTTCTCCTTGTTAGACTGTTGCTATTAAGTGACCATTGGCATCTAAAGACCATGTGAAGCCAGTGGCCGCATATAGCACATCATCGAAAGCACTATATGTTGCAGAATTGATGTTATCTACTCCGCCATTAGTTGTAGTGACTATTATTGAATCCAAGATACCGTCACTGTTAGTATCACTTAAATTAAATCCGTATACTTCCGCAGAACTTGCGTTAGCATAAGTCAATGCATTACCTGCCCCGTTAACAACAAGGGCTTGCCCCGCTGTTCCTACAGATGCAGGAGTATCAACTAAATCATTGATAGATACGTTAGCAAGTTGGAACGTGCCGTATGCAATGACATCAACAATATCTCCGATTGCTAAGTTACTTGCAAATACTAAGCTGTTTCCAGAAGTGACTGTTACGTCTGTGCCATTTCGTTGTTTAATACCATTTAAAAATACGTCAACAAAGTTAGCATCATATGTCAGACTGCTTCCGTTAGCATCATTGCCAGACAATGTGTTTACTACACTTGTCACATTAAATTGAAATCTATCACTTGTTCCGTTTACAGAACTACCCGCAGCTTGCCATCCAGAGGCTGTAGCATAAACTTTTAGTATGTCACTTGTCGTATCAAAATATAGCATACCATTTGCTAAAGCTGCACCTGTTCCTGTTGCTGAAGGAGCAGAACTAAAAGCACCTAGGTACGTTTGACTGAATGAATTAACATTAGTTAAGTTAGTTGCTACGGTATTAAGATTGGTAATATCGTTTGATACGTTAGTTATTTCGGTAGTCTTCGCAGCTACATTAGTAATTTCTGTATTAAGACCTGCGACTGTATTGATATTTGTTGAATTAGTATTTACTGCATTAATGTTTGTTTCGTTTCCTGCTACTGCATTAATGTTTGTACTGTTGGTGTTTACAGCATTGATATTAGTTTGGTTGTTTGCAACCGCAGTTACATTTCCATCAATACCCGCTACGGTAGATACATCACTATCGATGGCTGCCACTAAAGATACGTTAGTATCAATGTTAGCAACCTTAGTTACATTTGTATCAATGTTTGCAACCTTAGTTACGTTACCGTCAATGTTTGCAACCTTAGTTACATTAGCATCAATATTGGCTACTTTAGTTACGTTAGCATCGTTCTGACCAACAAGGTCAACATTAGCAATACTGTTAGCAACTGTGTCAATTTCAGATGTAGCTTCATTAAGGTCATTAGCTACTGTCTCAACTTCAGAAATAGCTTCGTTTAAATCATCAGCTACTTTAATAACTTTAGCAATATCTGTTGCTACTGTGTTTACGTTATTAATGTTTGTAGCTACAGTATTAACATTTGCAATGTCAGTTGATACTGTTGTAATTTCTGTAGTCTTGCCAGATACGTTAGATATTTCTGTATTTATACCTGCGACTGTAATTAAATCTGCTTTATTAGATGGTGATAACCATACTGTTTCTAGGTAATTCTTTGTGGCAACGTCTTGTGCATTAACAGGGTCAGCTACGTTTGTAATTCTTAGGTTGCCCGCAGTCCATTGGAAGTTACTGGCATCAACACCAATAACGTCATTAGCTTTGTCAATAGACTCTTGAGACATAAAGAAAGCTTGTTGTGAATCTGTATCCAAATCACCTTCGGTAAGAACTGAACCTTCCGCATAGTCAACTAGCTTTTGTGTTTGGCTAGTAGCACGGGTAATCTGAATGGCTGTACCAACGGCAGGAGCAGTGTTAAATATAATTTCTGTACCTGCTGCATTGTATGTAAAAGCAGTTGTAGCGATTCCGTTTAGTGTAACTGAAATATCGGCTTGACTACGGTATTCAAACCCTAACGGGTAAGTAGTCGTACTGCCCGTTTGCGTAAATCGTACAAAGCTATTTGCCATTTAGTATTCTCCAGTTCTTTCTAATAAGGGAAGTGATTAGGGCTTTTCGGGAAGAAATTCTTGCCCTAAAGCTTTAGTCGCATTTTGTATTCCA